AAATGATTGGGGATATGAAAATATGAAAAACTTAGACTTGGATAAAACGGAAATCGAACTACAGGGTGAAATGAAAGTCGCAATGGAAAAGGGCGATTTTGAAGGGTTTATGGGAACGCAGCTTGCAATGTCTAAAATTGTTGAAGCTAGAATTTTAAAAGAAGCTAAACAATCAGTTGGTGAAAATTACAATGATCAAGCAGTAATGATCAAGCGTGGCCTTGGTGAATTAACCACAGCTGAGACAAAATATTACAATGAAGTAATTGGCGCTGCTGGATTCGCTGGAACTGAAGCGATCATGCCTGCAACTGTATTTGAACGTGTTTTTGAATATTTGGCCGCCAATCATGCGCTGCTATCTGAAATCAATTTCGTAAATACTACTGCAACCACTGAATTTATCAGTCGTAATAATGATGTTGTTGCTGCATGGTGGGGTACACTAACCGCTGCTATCACCAAAGAATTGGAAATGGCGTTTAAGAAAGAACAAACCAGCCTCTACAAACTGTCAGCATTTATCCCTGTTTGTAAATCTATGCTCGACCTTGGGCCACAATGGTTAGATCGTTTTGTTCGTGAGGTGTTAGCAGAATCAATGGCAATTGCTTTAGAACTTGCTATCGTTGCTGGTTCAGGTAAAGAACAACCAATCGGTATGATTAAAGATCTAGATGGTGCGGTAGTTGCTGGCGTATATCCTAGCAAAACAGCCACAGTATTAAACGATCTTACCCCTGCTAGTCTTGGTGAATTGATTATGTCTCCATTAACCAAGGATGGCAAACGTGCAGTACCTAGCGTGCTAATCGTTGTTAACCCACTTGATTACTGGTCAAAGATTTTCCCTAATACCACTGTGATGAGCGCAGCAGGTACTTATGTATATGGCGTATTGCCTATCCCTGCAAAAATCGTACAGTCGGTAGCGGTGCCACAGGGTACGCTAATTGCTGGCATGGCTAAAGACTATTTTATGGGTGTGGGCTCTACCCAAAAAATCGAATTTAGCGATCAGTACAGATTCTTAGAGGATGAACGCGTTTATCTTGCCAAGCAGTACGGCAATGGCAAACCTATGGACAATGATTCATTCTTAGTGTTCAATATTTCGGCAATGACTATTCCTACTGTCTAGGAGGTAAACCATGAAAGCTACAGTGATTAAAGTGTTTAGAAATAAAGAAACTGGCATTGTCAATGAGGTAGGCCAGGAAGTTGAATTGACTAAAAAACGGTATGAGGAAATAAACTCTGCCGTTTTTGGCCCATTCGTTGAAAAAGTAAAAGCCACTAAAGAAGGTGGCTAAATGCTTGATGAACTCAAAGATGCGTTAGGCATTACCGGGACAGATCAAGATACCATGTTAAACAAAATCATCTTGCGTGGTACAGCAAAAATTGAAGGTTTGGCGGGGTTGACTTTAAACTTTACGCTTGAGGGTAGCCCCAAATACCTTTTATTAAATTATTGCCGTTATGATTATAATAATGCGCCTGAGTATTTTGAGGAAAACTTTAAATCTGAAATATTGAGGATGCAATTACAGGCGGCGGTGATTGATAATGTTGTTGTCTAAAGCTGATGCAATGAAAGCTGTCAATAAAAAGTATGCTGATAAAGTTACCTTGCAAGAATCGGTAAAGGTTGCTGATGGGGCCGGGGGCTATAAAACATCGTGGGTAAGTCGTGGAATCATATGGTGTGAGTTTAGAAAGCCGTCTTTAAAAACAGAAGTTGTTGCAGGTGCTATTTCCAGCGTTTTAATTAAGGAAATTGGTATTAGGTATAGGGCTGATGTAAAAAAAGGCTGGCAAGTGTTGTATGGGGCTAAGGTGTTTAGTATTGAACATACTTACGACTATGGGAAAGAGACTACAATCCTTGTTTGCAAGGAAGTGATAAAGTGAGTATCGGTAAATCTTATACTATTGGCGGGAAAAACGTTGATTATAGTGACAATAGGTTAACCATTGAATTTGACAGGCCAAGTGTTAGACAAGCGTTAGGAAATTTCAGTAATTACGATGCTAAAACTAGGCGTAAAATCGCTAAAGCTGTTGAAAAATCAATGAAGGAAATAGAACGAGGGGCCAAAAGTCGAGTACCTGTTAGGACAAGTGAGTTGAAAAAACATATAACGGCTAGTTTCGATCCTGTAACGATGAAAGGATCAATTACTGCCAATACTTTCTATGCTCATTTTAGCGAGTTTGGAACTGAAACTGAAAAAGCCCAACCATACATGCGACCAGCCTATGAGTCGGAACGGCCTAACCTTATTAAAGGGATTAAGGATGCGGTGCAACTATGATAAAACGTATACCACTAGCAGCCTTGCAAAAGGCATTGTATAGGACGTTGACCGATTGCCAAACAACACCTGTTTATAATTCAATTCTAGCTGATTCTGTTTTACCGTTAATAAAAATCGGCGCGTTTACATGTAAGCCGAATGGCAGTAAAGATACTGATATTTCCGATGTATCAACCCAGATACAAATATTTTCTAACTATGCAGGATCGTTAGAAGTTAACGAAATAGCGAATGACGTAATACATGTGATCGGTGCGGTTGATCTTGATTTGTCTACAGATGGGTTTAAATTAATTAGCCAGTCGTATGATTTTTTCGAGTCATTTGAAGACGCAAATGGGTATAGCGCGATAATTACTTTCGTCGCAAAAATACAAAATATAGGGGGATAAAATATAATGTCAGTAACATTACCGGTAAATCCTAGTACGTCCGTTGCAACATTGGGTAAGGATTATCTATTATACGTCAACACGGGAACGGCAGCGGTGCCTATATGGACACTGATTGGTGGTCAGCGTGGCGGCTCACTTGGTCGGTCGGCTGATTCGATTGATGTATCTAGTAAGACCTCCAATGGGTGGAAATCGGCTCTTGCAGGATTACGGAGTTGGAGTGTCGATCTTGATGGTTTAGTGATGTTACAGGATTTAGGCTTGCAAGTTCTAGATCAAGCATTCATGGCTGGCTCTGAAGTAAATATAAGATTTGTTTACCCCGACGCTACATTCCAAGGCGGATGGGGCAGCATAACTGATTTTAGCTTAGACGCTCCGCACGATGGTGAAGCGAGTTTAAAGGGGACTATTGAAGGAAATGGAGCATTAGATTCTAGAATTGTTGATGCGATTATTCCATTAACAGCTACATTTAGTAAGGCAGCTCCTATCGCGAAGGTGTTTAATATTACGCCGCTTAATACATTAATTAATAGTGTTGAGGTTAATGACGTAGCGTTAACGGTTACGACTCATTATACTTATGTTTCTGCTACAGGCGTATTAACACTTACTGCAGCTTATATGTCTGGATTATCAAATGGAACATATATCGTATTTGTGGATATTCAAAATGGTGGAGACGTTTCCGTTACTCTTACAGTTACAACATAAATTACAGCCGTGAGTGAGGGCTTAAACTCACTCTATTAAATTATAAGGGGATTATTAAATATGAAAAAAACAATTAACTTTGATTTGTTCGAGAAGGGGCAATCAATCTATTTTGATATATTAAGACTGGCTGAACTTGAAAAAGCATTAGGTATGCCAATTACCGCGATTATTACCCGGCAGGAAACAGGCATAGGCTTTTGTCTAACAGCTCTTAGAATCGGCATGAAACAGCATTATCGCAGAGGGACAGAAGAGTTTTATGCTGATCTTATGGAAAAGCATTTTGATAATGATGGAACTCTTGAAGATATTTTAGTACCAATTATTCGCGCTCTGATGGCAAGCGGTGTATTCGGCAAAGAAGCTATCGAGAAGATTGAAAAGAAAGTTGCTGACGACCAAGAAGCCGATGTAGAGGATACCAAAAAAAACGCATAGATGGTAATGGGAAAGCCCATTCCTTTTATGATTGGTTGGAATGGGCTGAACCTATTGCCTATGGTCCATTAAACTTAATGCCTGGTGCATTTGAACAATTGCAACCTCATGAATTTGTTGATCTATGGGATGGTTACAAGTGGCGGCAAGAACAAGAAGAAAACAGGCTTGCATATTTTACAGCCTGTCAAATGTCGGTGCATACCAGTAAGCCTGTATCGCCTAAAGACTTGTTAAAACCATTGCGACAGACAGTTAAACAACGGGATAGGAAAGATGATGAGGAGTATTTTAAGGAGAAGTTTAAGAATGCGCTGTAAATAAAAACCGCCATAAGGCGGCTAAAGTCAGTCTGCATGTTTTATCATTACTGATGTATCAAGTGTTAATTCTTCTAATGCTTTACCTAGTGCCTCTCTGTACGCCTTATCGAACGATGGAACGCCCATGTAAACGGCAGTACTTGATCCATCTTTGATTATTTGCTTGCTGGTAAGGTATTTGCCAGTATTAATATCTAACAATCTAACATCACATGTTACGGTTGTTCTAAAGGTAATGGAAAAAAGTCCAGAACTGACGCGCGGAGCATCGTTAGTAATAATTATAAATAATGCATAATCACAGTTAAGTCCTTTTGATATTTTTTGTATATCCTCACGATTAACCGGCTGGGAGTAATATTGATTTACAACCATTCGGTTATCTTCTTTATATGTCCTTAATTCCATTGATGTCATATCGAATGGTAGGACATTAAAATAACCTGCAGGAAATAAACTTTTCGCTTTTTCAGGAACTGTTTTTCTGACCGTCTCGTTATTGACAAACGTTACCGGGGCTTCCATGAAAATTCCTATTGTGGTTTTGTCGTTGGGAGCCGCACTAGTGCAAGGCATTATTAGCATAATAAATAATACAATTAATATTTTCTGCATACAAAACACTCCTTTTTATTCCAGTTTATACAGTTTGTCTAAAATTATCAATAAATATCTTTAGTTAGGAGGTGATGATAATTGCAACAATAGCACAATTAATGGTTAGTGTCGGAATGGATTTAAGTGGATTCAATCGCGGAAATAATGAGGTTAAAGGCAGTTTAAAAAGCCTAGTCGGTGATATTGCTAAAATATCGGCGGCGGCAATGGCCGGGGTAGCGGTAGCATTAGCCCCCATTGCATCATACGGACTTAAAATATCTAGCGATATGCAACAGGCTAAGATTAGCATGGAAACAATGCTGGGTAGCACTGAAAAAGCAGATGCCATGATTAAAGATTTATGGGCGTTTGCGGCATCTACCCCTTTTGAATTTAACCAATTACAGACAGCCACAAAAAGAATGTTGGCATTTGGGTTTAGTGCCGAGGATATCATACCGGATTTAACGGCGGTTGGAAATGCGGCGGCTGGTTTAGGAGTTGGGGCAGAGGGTGTAAATAGGATAACCCTTGCTTTAGGTCAGATGAAAGCTAAGTCAAAGGTTTCCGGTGATGAAATGTTACAATTGACGGAGGCTGGAATCCCAGCATGGGGCATACTAGCCGAATCAATAGGCAAATCAACCGCCGAAGTCATGAAGTTAGCTGAGAAAGGCGTAATCCCTGCCGATCAAGCGATACAAGCATTGTTGGCTGGTATGTCAGAAAAGTTCCCTAATATGATGGAAAAACAATCAAAATCAATGGAAGGGCTGTTTTCTACATTAAAAGATAATGTCACTATTGTATTGATTGAGTTATTTAAACCTGCCGTACAATGGCTAACAGACGTAGGACTCCCAAAACTCATTGAAATGACAGGTAATTTTTCCGATACCATAAAGAATGGCGGCAGTATAACCGAAGCAATTAATTCCATGTTTAGCGGTGGCTTTGACGGTGTTTTATCTCAAATGGGCGTTGTTGGCGAAATGTTACAAAGCATAGGTAACGCTATTTCATGGGCGAAGGACAACGCTAACCTATTAATACCTGTATTGATAGAATTGGCGGCGGCATTTGTCGCATTGCAGATCATACAAAGTATATTAGGGCCAATTGAAGCACTTGTTGTTGCTGGAATTGTTCTTGTTAGTGTGATTTCGGCAATTTGTATAGCCATGGGCAATATGGCGGCGGCGGCGGCAATAGCTCCAATTCTTGCAGAATTAATTGCTGTATTCATGGGGCTAACAATGATATCTGTATATGTTGCTATAGCGGTTTTGGCAATAGGAGCATTAATAGCTATAGGATACCTGCTTTACGACAATTGGGAACCAATCAAAGCATGGTTTATCGGACTATGGAACGATATAGTTTCATTTGTATCAGACAATATTATGGTTCTATGTGCTTTATTCCCCATGCTTGGACTAGCGGCATATGTAATATACGAATATTGGGGTGATGCGGTAAATGCCGCCAATAGGGTAATTACTTGGCTTGCAGAACAAGTTGCATGGGCAACAGATAAGATTATAAACAACTTTCAATGGTATTTAAAAATGTGGGATGATTTTGTGGGATGGGCTAAGCAAGGTGTAGCAGATTTTAAAGTCTACCTATCTGATTTAGTTGATTCATTTATTCCTCAGTGGGCTAGTTCGATGCTTAGTGGTGTTCAGTCGTTGGGTCAAAAATTAGCTTCAAAGACCGCTGAAATCGGAAAGGCTATGCGAAATAACCTAACAATAGGAACTGTATCTACAGAGGTAAAAGATATCCCTTATAGTTCTGAAAATCCCGACTTTACAGGTGGAACAGGGAGCACGGTTTATGGTCCATCGGCAGCACCAGCCGGAATTAAAGCCCCCGACTGGTCAAGTGCTGATTTTACTGGTGGTGGAACAAGCGGTGGTGGATCAGGCGGTGGCGGTAGTGGAGTATCTGATGAAAAAAAAGCGGCAAATGATGCTGCAAAGGCTTTTGAAGATTTGCAAAAGGCCGCAAAAGCCACTAGTGACTCCATAAAATCAGAGTGGATCAGCTTAACTGGTACGCAAATGGACGCGCTCAATAATTGGCATGACAAGGAACTTGACGATTTAAATAAATCAGCTTCAGCTAATGAAAATTATACTAATGACCTTTCGAGATTAGATGAAATTTACGCAGCCAAAAAGAAAAAAATCCTAGAAGATCAGCAAAAAGACTCCAATTCTGTTTGGGATAAAGCCTTGTCTGATGCAAAATCACTAAGCGATCAACTAGCAGAAATCAATCTAACTGGTGGCAGTAAGCTAAAATTTGATCTAGAGTCTGATGCAATTGGCAAAATAACTGAAATAAAACAGTCGGCCCGCGATGTGGAACAAGATTATTTGTCTATTACAAATGAAATGAAATTACAATCCATTGAAGCGTGGACAGCGAACGGCAAGCAATTTACCATAACCAAGAATGGAATGAAAATTGATGCTGCTGAGTTGGCGGCAAGTGTTATTGCTGGTACGGCTAATATGTCAAATACTCAGGTGGATTTATCACAGGACACAGCAACAAGAATAAAAGCTATTAATGATAAATTAGCAATTGATACTAATAATAATTATGCATCTTGCAAGGATATTCAGGCTAATATTGATGCAGCATTTGCAGTAAACAGCATGGCTAACTTGCAAAAAACTCTCACTACTGAAAACGCAATGAAATTAAGCAGCTATGCAGCTCAACAATCAATGATGGAGACGTATCAAGCGGCGTTTTTAGCAGCTCATTCGACTACGGCTCAGTTAGTTGCCGATTTATATTCGGGCGCGTTTGGTGGGTTACAAACCGCACTGTCTGGGATATTTGACGGTACTAAAAGTGTTAGCGATGCGTTTAAAGGATTAGGACAGACGATGTTAAAAGTTGTTACTGATTATGCAGCTAAGTGGTTAGCAAGTAGACTAATGATGGCTGTATTCGGCAAAACAACAATGGCAGCCGAAACAGCTGCAAGCATGGCAGCCGGGGTAGCAACAGCAGTGGCGTGGGCACCAGCTGCGGCAATGGTATCGCTGGCGAGTTTCGGAGCAAATTCGGCACCGGCTATGGCGGGAATAGCCGCAACTACTGCATTAAGCGCGGGACTAGCAATTGCAGGGCTTGCGACTGGTGGACCAGTGAATGGACCAGGAACAGGCACCTCTGACAGCATTCTTACGTGGTTATCTAACGGTGAGTATGTAATAAAAGCTGATGCGGTTAGATCGCTAGGACTTGGCACATTGGATACTCTGAATACTGGTAAAATGCCTGCATATGCAACTGGCGGGTTAGTGACTGGTAGGTCGTTATCTTCTGTGGGATCTAGTGGATATAATACTAGTATTGATAGCCGTAACGTTGGTAATTCGGTAGGTGGTCAACCATCGACCATAGCTGTCACCCAAAACAACTACGGAGACATTAACACTGATGCTGACTATGACCGCATGAACGAAGATTTTGGCGACTTAATCCAAAGCGCATTGATGGGGGTGTAATATGAAATTAGTCAAAGGATTATCTGAATACATTATGCCCTTATTAAGCTCATTAGATAAGGTTGAATTTAATCGACGCGCTAAATCTGAATCTAAGGCGTTACAACATGGTGGAATGTTGTCCGGTGATACGAATATCGACAGCAGGACCGTAAGCGTTGAGGTTATGCTTGATACGAGCACTGCTGCTGAATACCAGGCTCAAACGGATGAATTAAAACGGTACTCATACCGCAAAGATCAGAGACTTTATATTACAGACATGCGATATATTAATGTTGCGTGTCTGTCTAAATATCAAGAGAGTTATTTCAATGGTTTTTATATGGTAAAGGGTACTGTTGATCTAACATTTTTGGCACTGGATCCATTCTTTTATGATGATGCAATGACGGTTGTTGAAGAAATTATTACTGCATCACCTCATACATTTACAGTAAACAATCCGGGTAATATTGATACGCCGACAGTTATCACAATAACGGCTAATGCTTCAACGACTACAATTAGTTTTAAAAATACTTCAGACAATGATCGACGTTTTGATTATAACGATGTGCAAATGGTTGATGGACAAGTATTAATTGTGGACGCTATTAACGGTACGGTACAGCGCGGGACCGATAACACCATTAATAATTTTGGTGGAACATTCTTAAATTTACTGCCTGGTGACAACTTATTAGAATACACTGGTGGTAATTGCACGATTGAAGTCAGTTATCCAGTGAGGTGGTTATAATGAATTTGTTATTAGGTCGTTCTAGATTAGGCAGACACATTCTTGCTGGTAAAATAAATAAAGCCGCTACCGTAATTGTGGATTACCCACAGACGGATAGCGGTTTTGTTATTAGTTTTTATGATGCCCTCGGTATTCGAACTGGTCAAATTAGTAGCGAAATACTAACGAGTCCTCTTGCGTCGCTAGAATTTGAAATAACCTCTACAGGGTGTGGGGCATTTACGCTGACTTTAGATAAAAAAAATGCTATAAGCATCGCCTATAACCAACGGATTGATATAAGCCTGTTTGGTCATGCTATCCCTTGGTATAGCGGTTATGTGATAAAAAAACCACAATTAGGTAATACAGATGATTTGAATGTTTACTCAGGATTCGGATTTTTTAATCAGCTTGACGATGTGATTATTAGTAAAACTTATGAGAATGAAGAAATTTCCAGCATTGTTAATAGCATGATGACTACGGATATTGAATCTAAAACTGATGTAGTTTATAACAGTGGTAAAATATATGCTACTGACTACACAGCAACGAAACTTGCATTTGATTATATAAAAGCTAAAGAGTCTATCAAGACTCTAGCAGAATTTGCGACTGATTATATTTACGGTGTAGACGAATATCGAGAACTGTTTTTCAAGCCAATAAATATTGAAATCAATGAAAATAGTCGCTTTTGGGTGAGTTATCATGTACAAGATTTCAAGCCAGAAGAAGATACGAGTACCATCGTTAATTTCTTTTATGTTAAAGGTGGTAGTTTAAGTGGCGAAGGAAGTAATTTATACTCTGATGGTAGTGGGAATCCAATACCATTTTATAATCAGCAGAGTATTGATGAATACGGGCGCAAAGAAGACGTATTATCTGTACCAAGTGCCATGTCTGATGTCGATACACAGCGATGGGGTAACGCCGAATTAGCCCGTAAAAAAATACCGCAAAAATCAGCTAAGGTAGATAAATTTATTAAAGAAATTGCACAGAGAAATATTAGACCAGAGGGCTTGGCTCAAATTACCACGGAGGACGGTCTATATACCTATCAATATCCAATTAAGTCAGTAAAGTACAAGTTAAGCAGTAATGGCATCCAATTTAGTATGCAACTTGGCGAATATTCCAATCGGCTTGACAAATATATAGCCAAACTATACCGTGATGCAAAAAATGCGGAATTCGCTCAATCTTTAAATAATAAGCAATTAAGTGGGGTGACTCCATAATGCCAGTAGATTACAGGTATAATCCATTTACAAATACTAAACAGCCAATGACGATTACGGGCGAAAGATTGACTGTGCCATTGGTGAGCCCATTCGTTATTAGATTGGCTGAAGTTCCATTAAAAGAAGTTCCTTCCACGCTAACAATGCGCGTTGTCGATATTCTAGCGACTGCAATTACTACTACAGGGCAGACGACGGCAACTGTTGCTAATCCAACATGGTTTACAATTGGACGGACAATAACAATTGATAGCGAGAAGATGCTAATATCTAATATTGTTGGGGCTGTATTGACTGTTGTAAGGGCTCAACAAAGTACGGTTGCCGCTACTCACGTAATTTCATCTGACGTATTTATTGAGTCATCTGTGTCAGAGGTTGCTGCCACGCCCAATACTGGGCAATATTGGCCTGATTATTCCACAAATGCCGATGGTGACACGGGGTGGAATACTGGAACTATTTTATTTAATAGTACAGATGCTGGTAAAAAAATAGCAGTAAATTATAAGGGTATGGGCAGTCTAGCGGATAGCCGAATAATACCTACTGGCGCAATTATGCTGTGGAGTGGTTCATCTGCTGCGATTCCAGCAACGTGGCAATTGTGTGATGGTACAAAAGGGACTCCTAATTTAGTAAATCGTTTTGTGGTTGGGGCAGGTGGAACTTATGCTGTTAATACAACAGGTGGTGAAGCTACTCATATATTAACTACTGCAGAAATGCCTTCACATACTCACACAGGTACAACCAGAGGTGCTATGGGTGCTATAAGCAGTGGTGCTACCGATTATCCTGCTAGTGCATCGACTGTAACAGGTGCAACGGGTGGTGGCAGTGCCCATAATAATTTACCGCCATATTTCGCGTTATGTTATATTATAAAATTATAGGAGAGATTAAAATGAAACTTTTTAAGCATCATCCTGATGGCAGTATTTTAATTGTAAATGATGAAAAAAAATATGAAGATGTTATAGAAAACTTTATTATCGATTTAGGCGAAGAATACCATCTTCCATGCGGACAAATACTTAGGTCATATCAACCTGATATTCAAAATTATACTTCTGATGGAAACAACCAAATATTTCTTGATAATATTTGGTATAAAGGAGACGAATATATTTTATCGATAGATAATCTTAATCAAGCAAAAGCGATCAGAAACATTCCAACGCCACTAATTCCGCTTACCAAGGCGCAAAAACTCACTATATTAAAAGCAGAGTACGATCCGCAAATACTATCAATTCAAACTCAAATAGCAATTGCAGTATCGACAACAAAAAACACCACAACCGAAACGGCATGGAGAAATTCACTTACAGCAATTCAAGCAGAGTTTACAACAAAAAGGGGTGCTATTCTAAATGGATAATATTACGATACAAACAAATTCTATAAATGTTGTTTTGCCAAGATGTTGCATTTGGGACGGTACTAAAATGCTATTAGATATTGACGGTAGTATTACAGGTTGGGGATTCACTGTATGGTACTGCCCATTATGTGGCGATGCATATCCTGCTGAATAAATTTTAAGCGCAGGAGCCGAGGGGCTCTATTTTTATTGGGGGTGGTGACTTGGATCAAGCAACACTATCAGAGTTGTTTAATAAAATAAATGCAATTGCTGTCAATGTGGCTACTTTAACCGCAAAGTCTGAAGCTAAAGAAACTAGGTGCGATGATCATCAAAAAAAAATGGATGATCACGACTTAAGAATCAGGGCGTTGGAATTAGTTGCATCTAGCGTGGCAGGATCAGACGTTGCTAGTCATAATTGGAGAGATACACTGATTAACGCTTTTACAATGGCGGCCACGATTGCGGCAACTGTATTTGCCATGAGGTCGGCATGATGGATAAAATTAAATCAAACTTAATAGAGATATTCGCAAGCATGTTTTTCCTATTGTTCATCTTTTGGGCAATAGGTTATTTTTTTAATGCGTTCTCTATTTGGGGTGCAAAATTTGAATTGGAATCTTGTTGGGGCGGCTTTGCTGCCCTCTCAGGGTCGGGGACATTAGCGGCAGTGAAATATATCTACGACTCAATTTATAATTCAAATAAGGGGGAAAAACCATGAGCGGAAACGCGCCACCAAAAGGCTATGAATGGATTTTAATTATATTGATGGGTATTTACTACACAGTAAAAAATATGGTTATTAAATTATTTGGAGGTAGATCGTAATGAAATCATGTATTAATGGCGGACATTGCCCAGGAAAAGACTCAGGCGCAGTAGGTCCAACTGGTCTACAAGAAGCGGACGTAACCAGCGAGATCATGCAAAAGGTAATGTATTACTTGCAACAGGCGGGGTATTATAACGTGCTCATGGTCCAAGAGAATGAGCTCTATCAAATAACTAATGCCAGTAATGCGTTCGGTGCTGATGTCTTTGTAAGTATCCATTGCAATGGCGTTGAAAACCGATCTGCCCACGGCACTGAAACATTTTGTTATCGATTCGGCGGCGATTCGGAGCGATTAGCAAATTGTATCCAAAATCAGATTATCGCATCGATGGGCCTTGGTGATCGCGGAATCAAAGAGGGTAATTTTGCTGTGCTCAGGGATACCGACTGTCCAGCAGTATTGGTGGAACTGGCGTTTATCAGTAACGTGGAAGAAGAAGCCATGCTAGCTGATCCAGTAATGCAAGATAAATTCGCGGCGGCAATTGCTCGAGGGATTACGGATTATCATAATGGCATCTAACCTGGTCGAAAATCACTTGCAAGGCATCGTAGACAAAGATAAAAATCACCACATGTCAAAACGTCCTGGTGATAAATTAATTATCGATGGCGTTATGGGCGGGTGGCATGCCGAGATCGCTAAAAAGAAGAAAGAGGTATAAATAATGCTTGATAAAGCAAAGGAGTTTTTAGTTAATGGGAAAAAGAATATTATCATTGCTGTTATTGTGCTTATTGTTGGTATTGCCTGTTGGTTTATGTTCAGCGGGGGAATACCAACTGACGGAGGAGCAATTAACCAAGTTCGAGCAGAACTTGAATCAGCTAGAACAGAACTTGATGTTGCAAACGGAAAGCTCGCAGAAAGCAACGCAATTGCTGATGATCTCAGACGAACGAACAATGATATTAGAGCAGAAGTTACAGAGCTCTCAAGAGAGAATAGTGAAGCTAGAGAACTTGTTAGTTCGATCAGACAAACAAATAGAGAACTTACAGAACAAATTAATAGAGGCTCAGACCTCAATAGTGAAAACCTCAAACTCGTTAGAGAAAGCCAACGAGGATTTAAAACTGTACGAGAAACAAGTAAAGTCAGAAATTAGAAAACTTACCTGGCAGCGCAATTTACTGATAATCGGCCTGGGATACATGGTGACAAAATGATTATTAATGGCATTGAAACAACCGTCACAGGTGCAATCTCAGAGCAAGAACTAACGATCTATCTCAACCGATTACAGGCTAAACAAAAGTTTAAAATCATCAAGGCCGACATTGTTGTTGATGGTGAGTTTATCGATGTTAATTATAGTTTTGGTCCAATACCATTTGACCGCATACGCCGTATAACTGGATATCTTGTCGGCACTACTGATCGATTTTGTGATAGCAAACGGGCGGAGGAACATGATCGCGTTAAGCACGGATAAAGTTAAAGCCACTATCGAGCGTAATTGCTTGGTAGTGGCTTTTTTATTTAGAATAAAAGTGGTATAATAAGTAATAAAGTTAAATGAACGGATGGTGCTATATGGGTAAATACGCATACACAGCAGACCAAGCAATCGAATTGTTAAAAACAAACGGCATGAAATTAACAAGCGTTGAAGTTATGGACGTTATTGCGTTAATACAAAAACTAAGTTATGAGGTTGACTGTTTGAAATTTGATAAAAGCGACTTAGATAAAAATGTTAATAATAAGCCAATAACTACCGAACAGTGGAACGAAGCGTGCGCCGGAGCTGGATTTAGAAAGTAAATAACAATAGATCATTTTAAAAGCCCGTCAGTCCTTAATTGGATTGGCGGGCTTTTTTATTTGTCTAAAAATAAATATTAAATATATTGCAAATAACTATATTTGATAGTTGACGTTATAAATCAAATATGATATAATAAAGACAAGATAAAGAAAGGAAGTGCGCAACATGAACAAACGCGAAATGATGGTACAAGCTCACAAATTAGCTAAACAAATGGTGGGTAACTACTCAGCTAGATTATCATTAGCGTTGACTCAGTTGTGGGCTTCACTTAAAAAAGGAGTGGCAATCGTGATTGATAAAAAAGCAAAAATCAACTCAATCGAAATCGCAATGACTCATGTAAGTGATAACGTTAAAGTAGCAAAAAGCCAAATTAAAATGATTGAATGTCTTATCGGATGCGGTTTAGGGGTTTCAATTAACGAAATCGAAATGATAGCTTATGATATGGGATATTCAGCTACTAAAAAAGCAATGTCTTACTAAAAAAGTATAGCCAGGTGGGGCTTAATCCACCGAAAGAGGTTAATGATGATTAAAGTAACTCGTACTAATGTAGATGTTAAGGTTGAGTATATTAGCGACTACAATCAATCTGAAGGTGTTGCAACCGCGTTTTGTAAGAGTGTTGATGATGCTAAAGCATTGGTTTCCACTATCAAGCAAGCAATCAAGCTAGATTATGGATTCGCTAAATGCCGAGCAATATTAGAGGGTGATACTCTTTTTAGTCACGGCGGCAAACGTCCAGGATCAGGTCGCCCAGCAACAGATCGCAGTCCGATCACACGCCAGGTAACAGAATTAGAAAAACAGGCGGTAGATAATTTGTTGAAAAACTTAAGGAAAGTAAGCCCTATGGACTTAAAAACAATATTAGACCTCTACGATCAAGGCAATGCTACTCTGCTTGATATTGGCCTTGCACTCGCAGATGGTGCAGGGATCGGCAACTCTGAGCAATTACAGAGGGCTATGGAGATTATTGATAGGGATTGTAAGAATAGATAGCCGTTTTAAAATCTTATAAAGGAGGAGTGGCAGCAATGGCAAAAAGACAATCTAACGGCGATGGCACTCGCGCAAAGCAGATGCCTGATGGACGTTGGCGTATTGATATGACTATCTCTGATGATGGAGAGAACAAGGGGCGCAAGAGTTTATATGGAAAGACTGAGCCTGAGGTAATAGCAAAGCGGGACAGTCTTAAAAAAGAAATGGAAAATGGTTGCTTAGTTAGCTCACAGGCTGATAAACTAGCATTAGGAACATGGCTTGATGAATGGTTAGAAGTTTATAAAAAAGGTAAAATCGGCAGCAATACATATGTTAATTATAGAAATGCTATTAAAATACAAATAAACGATAAATTGCGCAATATGAAATTGAAGAAAATCAGACACGATACACTGCAAAAAGCTATCAATGAATTAGGTAAGGAATACAGCGGCGGCACTTGTAGTATTGTAAGGGTTGTGCTACAACAAGCTTTTAATATGGCAACTAAAAACAAATACATTATTAGCAATCCCGCCATTGGATTAACTGTACCGCCAACCATTAAAAAAGAAGTAGCTCCACTTACAAATAAAGAAGTAAATATATTATTAGCTGACCGTAAAAATACAAGAAGCTATTTATATTATGTTCTATCGGTGTATACTGGTGCCAGGATAGGTGAAGTATTAGGTCTGAGTTGGAATGATATAGACCTAAAAAACAACATTATTCACATTCGTCATAGCTTGAAACTTAATAAAATCACCAACAAGTATGAAATCGGCCCAACTAAGACAGGAAAATGTAGAGACGTACCCATATTGCCTAAAATAATCAATGCTATAAAGCAACACAAAGGAAAACAGGCAGAAGAAAAGCTTAAAATAGGGCAGACGTACAATGTTAATAATATGGTTTTTTGTGATAATGTTGGCGATCATTTAAAGATAAAAACCATGAGCGATGAAATGAAAAAAACTGTAAAATTATTAGAATTAAATCCTGATACTACGCCGCATACACTAAGGCATACTTTTGTTAGTCAATTAATAAGCGCGGGCAACGCCAGCATAACATTAATATCGAAAATTGTAGGACATGCTAACATAACGGTCACGCTTAATACCTATAGTCATTTAATGCCCAATGATATGAAAGGGGCTTTTGAAGCACTTGAAAAACACTTAGAAAAGGTCATTATTTAGCCGATAAATTACCGCAATTAATACCGCAATTGGCGTTAATAATCGTTGTTTTTAAAAAACGTAGATGAACGTAAACGCGGTAAAATCAATGCTAGATACAAATTAAATAGCTATTTATACGCTTTTTTACTATACTTTATAGTATTCTAGTAACATGTAAAAAGGTGACACGAATAGCTGTAAACTATGGATTTCTTTATTGAAATTCAGTAATTATTTTATGTAAATACCACAAATAATACCGCAGTTAGGTTTTTTTAAGCAAAGATTTTAATAGTTATCGTTGTTATAACTCGTTGCAACATAAAAAAAGAGCCTACCAATTAATTATTTTTGGCTAGGTTCTTTTGGTTTTTCTATTTCGTATTTATTAAAAAAATCATCTATAGCCTCTTCTATCAAGCTAGATATTGATCTTTTAGTGTCTACCGACATTTGGCGTACTGATTCAGCGTGCCATTTCAATAAAGTTGTACCAAACTTCTCTCTGTTCTTTAAATCTCCCATACGTTCACCTCTGTAATTATTGTATCATCATAGATAAACGTTGTAAGCTTCGCGAAGCTTCGAGATTTTTTATCATTATTTTATTTGTCAAGCAGGAATTAGGACGTTTGTCCCAAAAGGAAACTACTATGCCACAAAATACCTGTTAAAACTTTCAGCAAGTTTCGCTATAATTACACTAGACGAGTAGCGATATAGGGAGTGATTAACTTTCAAGCCAAAACTCAGAGTAGAAGTCCTAAGACTGCAACACAAACTTACTATTAGAGGACTCGCCACTCTGAGTGGGGTATCTAAAACAGCATGTGGTGATATTGCAACTGGCGTTAAAACAACGCTGACTAAAAAGCAAGCAGACGGACTATGTAGAGTATTTAATTGTACTGCCGCTGACTTGTATACGAAAGAAGATGATTGTTATGTTGACGATCCTCATAGATGACTTTTCGAGGCCGCCTTAATTGTGCGGTTTTTTCTTTTGTCGAATTTTATAATATTTTGCAAAGTTTAGGTGTTTTGGTAGTATTTTTCTTTAAATGTGGTATAATAAATACAAACATACGTTCTATAATTTATAAAAAGGATGATGATATTTAAATGAATGCAGAGAAAAAAGAGATCAGCGTTGAAATGTTTAAAAACACTCCTAGGCTAATCTCATTAATGAGAAACATTAAAGGATATAAAGTAGATATAGATAATTTAACAAATTTAGAAACAAGAAAACTTATATCATTGGCATTAATCGCCAGTAGATAATTTAGATATTTTCTTTAAGACGGCCTTCTGCTCATTGAGTGGGAGGCTATTTATTTTACCCAAAATCTCTAATTCGTTTTCTGTTAATATTTCAATTTCTTCATTTTCTTTAGCAAATAACAATTCCAATGCAACAATTATTTCACTGTTTATTGATCTTCTATTTTTTGCTGCTGAGGCCTTCAGTTTTTCGTGAACGTCAGGTGATAATCTCAATCCTACGTCTTTCGCTTTTTCAGCCATGTCAATCAACTCCTTTAATACTGTTAACACTATGATAGCATTATGCTGGCAAAGTAGCAACAAAATAATCTTAAAAAAAGTAGGACGTTTGTCCTAATATTTGGAAGAATTGTTATTTGTTAGTATTGCATAGTGGGTATGGTGTGGGTATAATGTGGGTATGGAGGTGGTGAAAACGTGGTTAAGCAAGCAGATGTTAAGACTGGTGCAAGGTTGCCGAGCGAATTAAACGAAAAACTTGAAAAGTGGGCCAGTGATAGAGGGATATCTAAAAATACAATAATTTTGTTGGCGTTACATGATTACCTGAAAGTTAATTAAAAAGGAAGTGCGTTAATGAGCAACTTAACAATAGTAAAGCAACACGGACAACTAATGGTCGAAAGTCGGCAAGTGGCTGAGATGGTAGAAAAAGAACACAAACATTTATTGAGAGATATTCAAGGGTATACGGAAATATTAGGACAGTCCAACTTTGGGCTTACCGATTTTTTCATAGAAAGCACTTACCTTTCAGAACAAAAGAAAATATTGCCTTGTTACTTAATCACTAAAAAAGGTTGCGAGTTGGTCGGCAATAAAATGACTGGCGAAAAAGGGGTACTGTTCACGGCTGCATATGTTACTAAATTCAACGAAATGGAAAATGAAATTAAACCACTATCGCAACTTGAAATTATAGCGGTAATGGCACAAGCGGCGGCAGACCAAGAAAAACAACTTAATCAAATTGCAGAAACGCAAGTTAAACAAGCGGAAGAATTGCAAGGTATCCGCAATGTAGTTGCATTAAATTCCACAGGCTGGCGTGAAGACAGCAAAAAACTAATTGCAAAAATGGCTGACAAGTTAGGAGGATTTGACCACATTCAAACTGTACGAAAGGAAACATACGTCCAGTTAAACAGAAGAATAGGCGTAGACATTGACCGTAGGTTGTTAAATAAACGTCAAAGAATGGCACTAGAGGGCGTTTGTAAATCAAAATGCGATAAGGTTAATTATTTAGACATTATTGCTGATGATAAAAAACTTCTTGAAGCATATTTGGCGATCATCAAGGAGATGGCGATTAAGGCCGGTGTAGCATGATGGCTAAACAAAAACCAATGATCTTAAACGGCAAACAATACATAGCCGATGAAATAGGAAACCTCATTCCGTTTATCGAGGAAGTTAAAATCAAAGAAGACCCATGGAAAGCGGTAAATTCAGTCATGGAAACCTGCAAGATACTTGGAATATCTCGCGGCAGTCTGATGCTAATAGCTAAAGAAGGTAGATTGAAAATAATCCAAGCTGGCCCAAGACGTTGGCTAGTCCCTGGCTGGTCTATAGCAGAGTTTATACAGATGCCTAAGGACTAACTAGTACACGAATAACAAAAGCGACTCACAGCGCCCCACACATCGTCATGGAGTGCGGCAATAGAGAGTGAGTAGGAGCAGAACATGCAAGCGTTAACCATAGCCCTAGCAATGATAATCATACTATCAATAACAATCATAAATGAAGATTAGTCCTTATTTTACCTAGCAAAAATGGACAGACCCCACAGTATCAGTATTACCCATTCAGCGAAATTTATACAAGGTGGTGAAAAATAAATGAATAAATCGCCAAAATGGACAGCTGAGCAGGACCAATACCTAGTGGACCACTATCTAACTGATGATGTCAACGATGTGGCAGAAAAGTTAGGCCGTACAGTAAATGCAATTAAAAATAGAGTTGCAACTATGCCGGACCTTTACAAGCGCAAGGCATATAACAAGCCTAAGTCAACTAGTAAGGCAACGGCATATCAAAAAGCTTTATCATCTGACAGATGGCAAGATGCCCAAGACTTTATAAATATGATGGCGAGATTTAAGCGAAGATTGATGCAGGATAATTTGATGGTTGGCAAGGATCGGCTGTTTGGTGGATTGCCTGGGGCTTTTAATCAGTACCAAGTTGATATAGGGAGGTAAGAATATGCCTTGGCTTTGCGCTCTTTGTGATAAAAAGCTAAATGTAAATAATGCGGATCGCGTAGTACATCCGGTTTACTTTAAGCTGGTGCTAGTATGTCGAGATAAAATATTATGCAAAAACAAATATGAGGTAACGGCTCCAGTTGTGGTCCATAAGCCAAAAGATAAGGCTCGCGGATCTGCTAAGTATCGTAATAGTCAAAAGTTTCGTGTAGGGGGTAATTAGTGAATAGCAATAAGATAATTCTTGATCTATGCGGCGGTACAGGCAGTTGGAGTAAGCCTTATAAAAATGCTGGGTATGATGTTAGGTTGATAACCTTACCAACACATGATGTATTCGCCTATGAGCCACCAGGGGGGGTATATGGGATACTAGCGGCGCCAACTTGTACTAACTTTAGCTTATGCCGAACAAATGCTAAAACTGCTAGAGATTTAGAACAATCTATGAAACTTGTTAAGCGATGTTTGGAAATAATTTGGCAACAGCAATATCAACTAATACATAAAAATTCTAAACTCACTACTCTTAAGTTTTGGGCATTGGAAAATCCAAGAGGTTTCTTAAAATACTTTTTAGGGAATCCACCATTAGAATTTACCCCGGCTGACTATGGCGATAACTATAAAAAACGCACTCATATATGGGGAAATTTCAACAATCCAGTTAAAAGCCCGGTGCAATGCACTACTGGTAAGTTTGATGCAATGCTACTTGAAGATTTACCTGAGTTACCAGTGGGGTTTGTATACGATAAAGGTTGCGGACTAGATAAACGTCAAGTTAGACGTAGTATTACACCAGCCGGATTCGCAAACGCATTCTTTAAAGCTAATCAATAATGGGAGGTTAAAAATTGTCTTCAAAACATAACCACAGCCGGCAGCGCAATTTGCCAGTCAAGCCAATTAATTACAAGGAGGCGAGAAAAATGCTACAACAAATTAAAGTATCGAATATCACTGAAGCAAATCAAGTGGTCAGGTTATCCCCTGAACGTGATGGCGGGGTAGTTGATGTTATCGAAAGTCTTAGCTTTGATCAGGTGTTATGTGGGTTGCTGGCGGTTATGGTAGTTGTCATGTTTGTGGTTTTAGTCAATATTTGGATATAGAAAAAACCGCTATTGCAAGTAGCGGCCTTAGGTAAATGATTAACGTGATTATATCACTGGAGGTATAAATAATGCAAGTAGCGGCAATATCGGCAATTGCAGATTTTAAAGGTAATAACGCCAGTTTTAGAGCTGAATTAGTTAAAAATGAAAAGTTTGTGAGTGGTGGCGGTCGTAGTTTTGCGGAAATATTTGCTGATGCGAAGCGGAAGTTGAAATAAATATTTAGGAGGATGCAACCGTGGACCTCACAATCATCGTTGAGGTACTAAAAATTGTAGCTGCATTGGTAGTAGTTTATGCGGCAGTCAGATTTGGTGAGTATCTTGCGTGGATGCAAATGTTTAGCAGGAGGTATTGGAAATGACACTAACCAGCGATGACAAAAAAACAATTACAAAATTAACGGCTGAAGGTAAAATACCATCCGAAATAGCTAAAATAATGGGGATCAAATATATAACCATATATAACTATACAAACCGAATTGAGAGATCGGTGCAACAGAAAATATATCGAGATTCAAAGCGGAAACATAAAATTATTGAATTAACATCTACTGATAAGTATGTTGATACTGGCAAGGTAATGCCGCCAACATATAAAACAAATTTGACAATAATTGCAGACAAAAATTTAGTGGAATTGGCGTGTCAGCAAATGGGACTAAAGCCGCCAGTGTGCTCGCTGGCTGAACGACCGAGTGCTAGTAATATTCGTGGACTGGAAAGAGTCGGTAATAAGTGGGTGGCTAGTGCTGATACAGGGGTGACAGGGAGAGTTAGGCATTGTGGTGTTGGATCGTTGTTATAAAAGGGTGACTGCTATGAATTTAAAAGATATTTGCACTCGCGATCTAGTTATGGAGTTGCGTGCTAGGGATGATGTTCAAGAGGTTGTTAATGAGCGCAGTATGTGTAATTGGTCAGTGGGGGTTGATCGTGGTGATCTGTTGGTTGGTAAGGGTGAGGTAATTATTTTAGCAGTGGAGGGTTTATTTTGAAAATAAAAGCAATTAAAATCAACAGATTCATAGGGTTGGATGAATTTATATATAACCCTGGACCACTTAACATATTCGAAGGTCCAAAGGGCAGTGGCAAGTCGAGTATCCTTGAAGGTATAGAAACGGCTGTAAGTAATACAAAACGCCGTACTGAGGTTGTCAGGCATGGTAGTGGTGAATCTACATTGTTTATTGAAACTGATTCAGGGCTAGAAATTGATCGAAGAATCAGAACAGATAAAGCCGATTACCTAAAATTACGGCAGAAGGGCGACGGAATCAAATCCACTGAAGCCGAGTTAAGAAAATTTATAAGCGGTGATATTTTTAGGCCGCTGGATTTTATTACAATGGGTGCACAAAAACAGACCGAAATTATTCTAGGCATGATCAAAATGCAGTACACGGATGAAGAAATTAATGGCTGGTTTGGCGAAAATGTAGATGTTTTAAGCAAGGTCAATACATCAAAGCATTTATTGCAGATCCTTAAGGATATTGAAGTCGCTAATTTTAAACAGCGGGAAGAAACCAATCGCGAAATTAAGTTGCTGGAAGGTCAAGTCAAGGGGATTGAAGCTGAATTGCCAGCTAATTATGACGGTGCTGAGTGGAAAGAATTGAAGGTCCAAGATTTTTATAATAAGGTTGCCGAGGTTCAAAAGATTAATAATTTTATAGCTGAAGCCGAACGATTACAAATCGGAATTGCTGAAAAGATTGAGTCAATAAAAACGGCGGCTGAAGGAAATAAATCAAAGGTTAAGATTAAATTCACTGAGAAGCGGCAGGATTTGAAAGATATTATTGATTTGTCAAAAGGAAAAATCGCAGTAGCTAACAATATTGTGATATCCGCTGCCGATAAAAAGAAAATTGCAAGTAATGATCTGCAAGTATTAATGAATACAATTATTCAAGAAATTAAAGAAAAATATGATCAAATGGAAAAGGATAGGCATTTGGCAATAGATGCTGAAATCGAAGAACAAAATACCATTGTATCTGTGCTTGATAAAAAAATATCTGCTAAAGAACAAGAAATATTATCACTTGCTGATCTTGAAAAACAGGAAATTAAGGCAGAGGATATCGCCAGCGAGTCAGAGATTGAAAAAGAAAAATTACGAGTCGGTAAAGCTGCTGAATATTTGGAAGTTCATAAAGTTACTGATATTGAGCCATTGCAAAAAGAAGCTGACAAAGTGGCAGAGAATCAATCTTACTTGCGAGAATGGGACCGCATGTTAGATATCCGAGATGGTAAATTAACCGCTAAAAAGCAGTATACCGATACCTTGACCAATATCATCACCACTGCTAGAAATAAGCCTGCTGAGCTGTTAAAACAACATAAGCTACCCATTGATGGAATCAGCGTTGATGAAAATAGCATGATCCGGATTAAAAATATATTACTGGATGGTCTGTCTGATGGCGAGAAATTAGAAGCGGCCTTTAAAATTGCACTTCAGCGGATTGGTGAATTGCGAATCATGTGCCTGGATGGATTTGAAAAATTAAATGAGTCCGAGCAGCAGAAGATTGTTAAATTGTGTGAGGATAACGACATTCAAGCTTTTGTGACTATTACTAAAGATACCGAGAGTGGCAATTTTGAAATTAAGGGGTGTTTATGATGGTTACTGAAATAAACTTAAAAATACAAGAAGTGATAATTCAAAAAGGCTATATAAACGATTCCGAAGGGGTTATAAATGATATTACCTTTATAAGTGAATCAGGCGACAGGCTCCACGTGTGCGGATATAACAACACGTTAAAATTACTCAGCAGTGCAATAGAAAAATATAAACATGGTCAGGGAGGGTTATTGTAATGGCTGACAAGCAACTAGTCCTAGCGGAAACCCACAAAAGTTTACTATCGCTTTTAACCTCAAAGGCTGATGCATTCCCAAAGGATTTCAACCAAACAAGATTCTTGCAAAATTGCATGACGGTCTTGCAGGACACTAAAGATATCGATAAATGTCAGCCTATATCAGTTGCCAGGACATTACTGAAAGGCGCGTTCTTGGGCTTGGATTTCTTCCAAAAAGAATGCTATGCGATTCCTTACGGCTCAGTACTTCAATTTCAAACCGACTATAAGGGCGAAACGAAAATGGCTAAGAAATACAGTATTCGCCCAATTAAGGATATTTACGCCAAGGTAGTTCGTCAAGGCGACTTCTTTGAAGAAATTATTAAAGAAGGGCAACAATCAATAAACTTCAGACCATTATCATTTAGCAATAACGAGGTTGTGGGGGCTTTTGCAGTCGTGTTGTACACAGACGGTGGCATGGAGTATGAAACAATGACCACGGAGCAGATAGAGGGCATACGGAAGAACTTTAGTAAGATGCCTAATAGTCTAATGTGGAAACATACACCGGAAGAAGCATATAAAAAAACTGTATTGCGGCGATTGACCAAGAAAATTGAAAAAGACTTCGCCAGCGAAGAACAGGCCAAAGTCTATGAAGAAAGTTCTGATGTTGAATTTAAAAAGAATGAAGAAAAAGCAGATAGAAAACCTGTTCCTGACATTTTGTATAAGCAGGATGAAATGATCGATGCCGAATTTACGGCGGTTATTGATCAAGAATTATCTCACTTTGATGTTAAGGACGGTGAAAAGTAATGGAATTAACTAGAGCCAATTACTTTTCAAAAGAGGCCGAACTACTTTATATGGGTAGTTCCTCCCTTAAGGCTTGGAATAATTACAAAGGCGGCTGCGAAGCAAGAGAAGTAGCCAAACGTAAAGGCGAGTGGACAGATAAAGAAAATCCAGCGTTTTTGTTGGGGAATTACTTACATAGTTGGTCAAGTGGTGACTTGCCAGAGTTTATGGCTAATACGCCTGAGTTATTCAAAAAAGACGGTACATTGCTTGCTAAATACACTCTAGGCGATGAAATGATAAACGTGTTCAAGCGCGATCCTGCCATGATGCAGATGCGCGAAGGCGAAAAAGAACAGATATTCACTGGTGAAATTAACGGCGTGCCATTTAAAATCCAAGTTGATATTCTAAATGTTGAAAAAGGTTACTTTGCCGACATAAAAACCACTAAGAAAATGACAGAAAAATACTGGAATAGCGAAACTAGAACATATGAAACATTTATTCAAAAGTATGATTACCCTATGCAATTTAGCATTTACGCCGAGATTTTGCGGCAGAACTTGAAAATGGATACTTACCTGGACTGTTACATACTGGCGGTGGACAAGCAGGATGTGCCTGACCATGAAATTATCTTTATGGACGTTGATAGCTTTATTAAGACAAAGCTGGAAGAAATTGAACTGGTTATCCCTAGAATTATGTCGGTTCGGAATGGTGAGGTTGATCCAGTTCGGTGTGAAGTTTGCGATTATTGCCGATCAACCAAAAAGATTGTTAAGCCAATTCATTACTTAGATTTGTTGGAAAACTTATGTTAGGAAAATACAAATTTACTGATAAAGAAATTAAGGAAGTTCTTGATTCAATAACAATTATTATAGATAGTAGAGAACAAAAAAATTCCCACATTACCGACTATTTAATAAAAAAGAAAATACCATTTATTGAAAAACGAAAACTAGATTATGGCGATTATAGTTTTTTTGTTCCTGCCAATGCTGGCTTAAATATACCGCGCGACATCTACTATTCAAATGCTATCGTTTTTGAACGTAAAGCTGATGTAATTGAGGTTATCGGTAATTTATGCGAGGATGGCGGTACAAGATTAGAAAATGAATTTATTCGCAGTCACGGATCTAAGTTTTATTTCATAATCGAAGGGACTACATACCTAGAAGCTATAAAAGGTAATTACGTTATTTCACCAGGTAAAATATCAAAATATAAAGCTGAAACTCTTATCGATAGAATTAAAACTTTTGAAGCAAGGTATGGGATTATTGTCCATTGGGCTGGCGATAAAGTAAGTAGCGGTAACTATATTTACTATACATTTAGGCGATGGCTGCGCGAACAGTTAAAGGGTGGTGAACTGCATGGATCAGCCCTGCTTATGCCCAACCTGCCAGCACCAGCAGAACCCACTTGCTAAATGGTACTGCAAAAAATTAAGAGATAGTTGTAGCGGCAAATGTGATGTTTGCGATAAGGCGACTCATTGTGAGGATTATGTAGAGGTAGTAGGGGAGTAATTCCCCTTCCTAATCTAGTTAATTGAGGTGATTAGATGGCAGAAGAAAAACGTTATTACTGGCTAAAATTTTATGATACTTTCTTTTCAGAAAAAGAGATTAAAAAGCTGAGAAAAATAGCTGGTGGTGATACGTACACAATAATTTATTTAAAATTGCAGCTTCTTAGTTTGAAAAATAATGGAACTTTGTTGTTTGAAAATATTGAAGATACTTTTGCCGAAGAATTAGCCCTAGATATTGACGAAGAAGCTGAAAACATCAAGTTTACGCTCATGTTTTTACGGAAATATGGACTGATTGAAGAAGTTAATAGCGCAGAGTTTATTTTACCTAAAACTGTAGAGTCGATAGGTAGCGAGGGCCAGTGTGCTGCAAGGGTTCGCAAGCATCGCAACAAGAATAAAACGTTACTTGGTAACACACCTGTAACAGCATGTAACATTGAAGCGTTACAGAATGTTACATGTAACGGAGAGAAAGAGAAAGAGAAAGAACTATATATAGAACTAGATATAGACAAAGAAACGTCATTTGATGAATTTTGGCAACAATACCCTAATAAAAAAGCTAAGAAAGATGCAGTTAAGGCGTGGGGCAAGTTAAAACTTACTATTGGATTGATTGATTTAATCATGGGATCGCTTGTAAAACACAAAATGTCAATTGATTGGGTAAAGGATAACGGTAAATTTATCCCTTATCCTGCAACGTGGCTAAAGGGTGAGCGGTGGAATGATGAAGTCGAAGAAGCGCAGACAGCATTATTTGCCAATAAGCGTAAGTTATCGAAAGCAGATCAGGACATGGAAGAACTGGGGAGGATGATGGCTGACTATGACAGGTGCAATGCTGAAAAAAATAATGGATCTGTGCCGTGCCAACTACCCCGACTATAACACTGACTATAAGGCTAAAGGCGTACTATGGATGGACGAATTTATAAAACAGCCGGACGACCTAATGGAAACGGCAATCAGGTCATGCATAACATTCGGCAAAAAGTTTCCGACCATTGCTGACATTGCCGATGCTATAAAAGACTTGCGCTATGTAGAGCAGGTAAAACCTAAACAATTAGCGTGGGACGTAAAGCGATCAAACGGATTGCATCAAAAAATAATGGATATGGCAACTGGCAAGACCGACACAAAAGTATATCTACAGACTTTAGATATTAGTAAGCAGCTAGAATATGCCAGTAAGTTTTTCCCCGATATTTCAGCAGAATTAGTATTGCGAAACCTGCCCGAGTTTATGCAGGGCATGGAATATGATGAAATGTGCTGGTCTTGTAGGACAATGAAACAGGCATGTGTCGGATATAAGCCAAAGCATGTGCTAGGTAGTGATGGATGGGTGTCTAACCAATGGGCAAAATGCGAAAAAATTGAAAGAAGGTAAATAATGTGGATGATATTAAAAAAGAGATAAGAGATCACTGGTTTAAAGATCATGTTGCCGCGTTGACACAGCATGGTGATTTGCAGGTTATTGCATGGCGCAATCCTAAATGTTTTTCGTATGCTTGTAGATATACTTTTGACAGGGAATTCGTTTATATCTCTGGCGATATTGGAGAAGCGGTATTTAGATTAACATGGAGTGCTAGTATTCATTCCTTTAACAATATACACGTTCACTACTTTCATGAAAAACTGAGCGCTTACTTTGGATCTAGGTATAAATTCAGCTCAGAAAAAGCGGTTAAGGGCCTCAGAGAGTGGTTAAAAGACTTGAAAGAAAATTATCATCGAAAATATGATCATGATGAAATGGCAAATTTATTCACCGAAGCAAGGGAATGTTCCAGCACGAAAGAATGGGCTTTTATTGTTAATAGTCACCATGATTTCATAAGTGGATTAGATCAGGATTATTTCGAATGGTTTTATAATATTGGCAATGAAATACCAGCAAAGATACACGCATATCTAATAGGATTACAGATGGCATCTGAACAGCTTGCAAAATTAGAAGAAATTAAAGGCGGTAAATAACATGAACAAATTTATAGGTGTTGGCAGACTGACTCGCGATCCTGAGGTCCGTTACACTCAAAGCGGTAAAGCGGTAGCCAGTTTTGCAATAGCAATTGATAATGGTTTTGGCGACAATAAGCGAGTTGATTTTATTAATATAACGGTTTGGGATAAATTAGCCGAAGTTTGCGGAAACAACCTTGCAAAAGGTCGCAGGGTGCTGGTCGAGGGGCGTTTACAAATTGGAGAATATGAAAAAGACGGACAAAAGCGCAAAACTGCTGAGATTGTAGCACAAAATATTGAGTTTTTGGATTATAAAGATGGTGGACAGGCCCCGGTGAATAATCAACCTGTTAAAGGTGGCAGTAGTCCTGCTGATGGAATGGGTAGTGAAGTATTTCCCGAAGAAGAAATCCCATTTTAAGGGAGCTGTAAAAAATGCAAGTGCTGCAACTGAACATATTTGAAAGCAATCCCCATGAAATATATCAACGACCTAAAAAGCCGTGGGATTCATCAGCTAGAAATAAATTTTTAGTAAATCTTAATAACTTTGAACCACCGCCATTATCGGAGTTGCGAACTACTCCTAAACGAGAAAAAACCGTGTCTGAGATATTAAAGGTGGGCGATATAGTTAAAACCAGTTATGGGACAGGGCCATATAAGGTGCAGGTTATTACTGAAATCAATACCTATGGTTACCCACCTTGCTATTCGTTGTCTCTCAGTAATATTAATTGCAATAAAATTGATTCGTGGATAAACGAGATTGTGGCGGTCGATGGTAGATTGTTAAAACTATTTAAGGGTAATGAGGATGAAATTTTTATAATTAAGGATTGATTAAACAGCAAGCATGCCTATGTGCCCAATATTGCTGTAGGTATGCTTGTAAATAAATGAGGGGGAATAGTGATGAATAATGGAGACTGGACATTCAATGACCAAGAAGATGGTAATTGGTCAAACGATCAATTTAGCACTAAAGAAGAAGCAATTACAGCCGGAATAGAATATGCACAGGAAGAAGGATGGTCTAATCTGTACGTTGGTATGGTGCAAGAAATCCCTGTAATATCTCCTATAGATGCTGATGATGTTATTGAAAAAACAGCGGAAAAAATAGACGAAGATTATGGCGGCGATTATGATCCAGGCGAAAGATTTGATGACAGTTTGCAATGTGGTGATAATGATCATTTACAAAAGTTACTTGACGAAGCTTTTTATAAATGGGTTGAGGACAGAAATATTAAATGCCCATGTTTTACGATTGAAAATGTTGAGCAAGTTATGGTGCCGGACAGAATGGAGCGTGGAGAATGATGGATGCTAAACAGGCAGTAGAATATTTGAGAAATTGTACGCGTAAAAGTGATTTATTTGATTTTGGAATAGCCGACTTTATCGAACAGGAAGCGGAAAAGATTGATATTAAATGTTGTGGTAATTGCGATATCACTTGTACAGATAATAATAACCAGCAAGAAAAATACGCTGAGCTGGGGCGGTTAGTTGCAAAAACAGTTGAAAATTGCTCATATTTTACAGAAAAAGGTCTTTCAGATAAGTGTAACTCTCTTCCTTTTTCGCCATGCAAATATATTGAATGGTGCCCAAAATATAGAATTAAATCGGAGGTATGACTAATGCAAACTAAACTGCAAGAGATAAGGGATCGGGCTGATAAGGCGACTGTTGGGCCGTGGAAGTTATGGGGAATGGATGTAATGCATGATCCTGTTGGTGATAGTAACATTGATACAGCTTTATTGATCGCGAACACAGAAGATCCACACCGGGGGTTAAGGACTTTTAATGCTGAATTTATCGCCCATGCCCGTCAAGATGTGCCGTATTTACTGGATGCAATTGAAAGATTGGAAAATTTCATTGAGAAAGTATTAAATCAGGATATTGATGTAGTAAATATAGCATCGTCTTTACAACAATCACAGGATAGGGAACGAGTTTTGCGGGATGCGTTGCAAAAGGTTGAGCATATGGCTCTCACTGCAGAATTATTTGGTCAAAAAGTATATTCAATGTTTGCTGATGACCGCGATGAAATATTAAAAGCAATTAAACAGGAGGACAAACAAAATGCTTGATCTTGCAAAATTGTACAGGTTAGCTGGATCTGAAAGCGCATTGGTTGGAGCTATTCAGACCTTAGAATATTATTATAAAACTCAGGTTGAATCAGCTAAGAAATATCTAAATAGTAGCCATTACGATCAATTTGGGCATGTTCAATCAGAAAACTATGAAGAAGAAGAAGCACAAATAAAATGGCTAATGCGTGGAGACGATGAAAGCAAAACAGAATTTGGCATGGAATTGCTTGACGGTCAATATACAAGACAGACATTGCTGGAGATTTTATTCAGCAAAGATGAGATTGTCGAACTGCATAGATTAGTCAAGGCGAAGAATAAAGCTAGAAACTATCACATAAAGCAGAATAATGGTGTAGCTGATTGATATGATAGTCGTGAATACTAACTCGTTAGAATCGAAATATGGAGGGGTTAACGGTGATGGATTACGCCAAGCAACATGTCAGCGATATTTGCGCAGCTATGGCAAGGAAAAATGAGCAAGCCAAAACAACTTATATAAATCTTGCTGAGCGCATGGATAAGCCTAAAATATCCAAGCAACAACAATATTGGCAGGAACGAGCCGATAGTTTATACATGCTGACTAAAAAGACAATGGTGGTAGTTAGTTTAGGTCATGATAATTGGCAAGTGTGGGGCAAGAATATTGCTGATAAATGCGGTGCTGAGTATGTTTACGAGACAGGGGGTAGCGATAATGTTGGTTGAGTTAACTAAACGACAGATTGAGTTGCTGAGAAAACCACTACACGAGACTATTATGGAGCAAAGAGTAGGATTATATACGGAATATAACCAATTGGCTATGATTTTGGATGAAGCGGTGGAGGAAATTGATAGTTAAAATAGTGGTGTGAGTTTTGAATGTGGCGTGCAGGGCTATTTGAATATCTTGCGAGTATGAATGTATAGGTTAGGGGTATTTGATAGCCTTGTACAGCCATTTTGGGATAATTATTATTATGGAATAATTGATATGGGATGGTGTGTGGGATGAAAGTTAAGATAATAAAATGTTGTAATCCCAGTTGGTGGTATTCTGAGAAAATTGGAGATGTGTTTAAAGTGTCAAATATATCTGGTCACGAATGGGAGGTAACGGAAAGGATATTTATAGGCGTTCGTCTTTTAAAGATCGATGCTGAAGTGGTGGAAGAAGTTGAGGATTGTTGCAATTGTGCATTTGGTAAATTAAATAGAGAATCATATCCTTGTAATCGTTGTGAAAAATGGATTGATGATTGCTCTGAGAGTAAATGGGAAAAGAAAAGTAAATTTGTGGGGTTTAAAATCAAACAAGATAAGCGTAAAAAATTACACGATACGTGTAATTGTCTTAATAACGGTACGGGTGAATTAATTAGCGAGGATTGTAATATTCACGGCAAGGCGGTAATGGACGCGATAGAAAATATTAAACGTTGCATAACATGCCAATTTAACGTAGATAGACCTACTGATAAATGTTGGCCATATTGTGTTCCTAATAATCGTAGAAATTGGCAACAACAGACTGAAATAGTAACCAATGAGCATGGCGCCAAGCAATCAAAATCAGAGTATTGCTGGATAGATATTGATTCTAAGTCATTATTGAAAGTTGCCAAGTTAAGCGCAGCGGGGCGCGAGAAGTATGGTGCTGATAACTGGCGCAAGATATCAGTTTTGGACCATGTTGGACACGCTATAAGTCATTTGTTTTTATATCTGGCTAAAGATACTAGTGAGGATCATTTGAGTCATGCAGCGTGGAGAGTGTTGGCGGCTATGGGGGTTGAAAGTAATGGCTAAACAGATTAATTGCGGGATTTGTGCCTATCATGGCAATACAGTAGCAATGACATTAATTAAAGATCATTTTGAGTGTCCTGAGTGTGGGGCTCAAACATACGATAATGATGCTGGTGACGATTGTTTTGTTAGAAATTACAAGCAGCAGCAGAAAGAATATGTAAGTCGGAGTTTTCAGCCAGGAACTCATGTTGTAGGTGGTGGAGATGCTGTAGGAAAATCTAAAACAGAAGCAATGAAAAAGAAATCAGTCGGTGCATTGCGACATAGTTTGGATGAGCCTAGATATTATTGATTAGTAACGGTAATTTGTTGACAATCTTGACATATTAAGATATTATTGAAAATAGATCCGACACTCTAGAGGGTATTTAACAAAATAATACATATGGGCCGTCCAAATTGGGCGGTCTTTTCTTATGCCTAAAAATAAATGATGGAGAGGATGATATGCCAGGAT